CCTGGGATATCTAAGAAACCTTTGGGGGGTCTTTCTAATCGATACACTTTGTTTTGTAAAGATTCAATGGCAAGCGCAGTTTCGATTTTCTTAGAAAGACCTATAATCGGTGACTGTCCATATAATCTTGCAGTAGAACTATACTTGTTAAAATGTATAATCTCGTCCCGTGCAAATGGTATCTGTTCACCATCTATGTCATAAAAGTAAGCCATAGGTACTAACTTTGTGCCTGTGTCCTTGTTGTGTGTACCAGACATAAACTGCCTAGTCAACGGGTCAAACATCTTGTCCTCTATGAACTTACCAAAACCATCAACGTAGAATCGCATGTGCTTTGCATCTTCTACCCATAACTCCTTGACTACTTTACCTGTAGTCTCTCCATCATTGTTAAGCATTCTGTCATACACGACACTTACCCAACAATCGTCAAAAATCTCAAGCTGTCTAATGACTGCCTTAAAGAACTCCATGCCTGTAATATCTGCATGTCCATTCGTAGGATCGTGTAACACTCTGTTTAGTGCAGCCTTCTCTTCAGGATTGCCTGAGCCTAACTCTATGAACTCCCACTCCTTAGCTACTGCTTGACTAGCTATCCTAGTTATTACAGTACGTAAGTGTGAATACCTGTCTGCTAGTATTTCTAAATAGTTTTGATCAACAGGCGGTAAGATAGCCTCCTTGTATGCAAGATCAGAACTTACACCAGAGTACACAGGTGTCCTTGCATCTTTTATCATATTCTTTTCTAAATAATCTTGTATTCCTGACTTCCTTATTGGAGCAGGTTTGCTACGGAATCTATCGAGTAAGCCCACTTGTTATCTTCTCCAATCTAGCGTTTATCTTTTTAAGTTTATCTTTGTTTACGGAGTCTATACTCCTTTTTAGTTTACGTGACCATGACTGACCTGCATCGCCACCCATGCGTTTCCACATTATGTAGCCTTTACTAGGTCTCTGTTTATTGTCAAAATTTTTACCACGTGGATCTACTTTTTCATGTCTCCTGTAGTAAGTGTGTATTTTAATTGCAATAGGGTGAGTGACTTCTGTTTTGTTAATCAACATCTTGTTTATCATAGCGGTTACAGATCCACCACCATAGCCAAACTCTTTGTACAACTTTCGACCTAGCATGGCCTCCTTCTTTACACCGCTAGGTACAGTGTATTTCATTGCCTACTACCGTGTCTATATATGATTCTCTTGTTGCTAGGCTCGTCAACGTATTTACGCAACACAGGCTCTAACAATCGTGCTGTACTCATGTTTTTTTCTTTAGCTATAATCTGAACCTTTTTCTTAGTTTCGTTAGTAATTCCAAACAATTCCAATCGAGTTCTACCCATATCTCTATGGGAACGTCAGTATATATACGGATATTTATACTTACCTATAACCGTTCGTATCTTACTATTTTTCTTACTAAAATAAGCGGCTCTTCACACTCATCGCAAGCAAATACATAATCGTCATCAACAGTATAGTAATCGTTTTTGTTTGCCGAATATCTTGCACCACATTCATTAGGACACATCATTTCAGTGTCATATTCACCATCGTTATACGGATCAGACAAGTCGCCTTTACAAACCATTATGCAAAATAATCCCACTTTGTATAGTTAAGCTTTCGCTTGTGATCATCGTGTATTGCTAACTCACACATCCACAACGCCATAACGGCATCAGGAGTGTGACCCTCAAGCCTACCGTTTTTACCGTAAATAAGTCTGCTAAGGCCGTCTACAAGCTTACGTGTTCCTGGTCTACTGCCTTCATTAGAATCCTTGCCCCAAGGTATAGCGTACTTCTCTTGTTCCATCTTAAGTGCTATAAGTGGTATACCTACGTCATGTCTGTGCTTCTCCCTACCTGTATTGTGACCTACTACTGGCAACCCTGCCAAGTCTGCTGCCGCATGTACTACAAGTCTTTGATAACCATTAGACTCTACCATAATCTTACTTGGATTAAAACGTTCTGCTAACTCCTTCATGCTTACTACCTGAGCCTCTAGCCAACCCTGACCCTTTGCGTATACCTTACCTGACCAAGCATACAACACTCTACGCTCTTGTGTAGTCTTGTTATAACCAATAATTACATACGCTGTCTCGTCATTCTTACTGTCCATACCTACTGCAAGATCAACACCCATGTACGTCTCCCAATCATCATTAGCTGGCGCTGTACCCATCTCCAAGCCCTTGTCCAAACAACCATTCAATATCTCATAAGGTATAACTGCACTCTCTGGATCTAACGGATTTAACATATACTCAGACTCAAATGCCCTAGATCCCATTGTTTCTTTCTCATCCATAAGCCTGTCATAAGTCCAATACTCTGGCCACCTAGGTGTCTCGTCTGGCAACAATGCAGGATGCCGCACTGTATTCCACATCTTGTTCTCCTCTACCCAATCTGTAGCATCTCCTACCCTCTTCTGTGTACCTATCAACAACATCTTAGCATCTGGAAGCCTCATGGGCATCACAACTCTACGAATGTAATGTATAACCTTCTCATCTGTTAAGTTAGGAAACTCTTGCAATATATCGTCCAGAATAATCATGTGAACGTGCGGACCCTCAAGTGCCTTACCAATACTTGCACCATGCACCCTAGATCCGTTATTGAAATATTTAGCACCTTTACGCCACACTGCTCGCCTGTCATCAGTAGATCTGACGTAACCTTCAAGCCTCCAAGATCGCTTACACAACTCTTCAAACTGTTCTAACTTGTCCCATGCCTGTTCTAATGTAGCTGAAATATAAAGCGCTCTAAAATTCTTAAAAGTCGCCATGTGGTAAGCAAGCACTGCAAGGCTCCAACTGGTCTTTAAATGACCCCTAGCGCACATTATAGCTGTGTGTGTGCCTTTGTTAAACAGCTCTTCCCACTCTCTATGCATATCACCAAGAGGTACAAAGTCTGTAGGCTCCTGATCCATATAGCTTTGTAATATAGATTCTGCAAACTCACCCATCGTAAGTGGTTTCTCCGATGCTAAATCCAAAGCACTAGCAACTAATCTAGTTATGTCGTTTTGGTCCGCCTTATACATAGCTCAATATACTCTCACTTTCAATCTTGCATCTTTTACGGGCTAATTTAAGATATTCCTCACTTAAATCTATACCAATACTCTCTCTACCCAGTTTAGAAGCAACAGCACATGTAGTACCAGACCCTACAAACGGATCTAACACAAGGTCCCCTGCCTTTGTTCCTGCCTTTATACATAACTTAGGTATTTCTTCTGGGAATGTCGCAAAGTGCGCACCTGGATATGACTTAGTAGTTATCTCCCATACTGTCCTACGATTACGACCACTTCCTAAATTCTCTTTAAACTTCTCTAAAGTACCTCGTATTGAGTTTGTGTTACTACTGTGCACTGACACCTTGCCATAATCTTTAGATCCTCCTGTTTGCTTGTCAAATGATGCTTGGTTTATTCTCTGTATTGATGATTCACTATATGGCTCTTTTATTGACTCATGATCGTAATAGTATGTTTTAGATTTCGTAAATAAAAATATATACTCGTGACTCTTTGTCAGACGATCCTTTACAGGTTCAGGCATTGGATTTGGCTTACTCCAAATTATGTCATTTCTTAACAACCAACCATCGGCCTGTAATGCTAAAGCAACACGCCAAGGCATGCCTACTAGTTTTTTTTGCAAATAACCGTCACCTAAATTAAGCCATAGCGTACCATCTTTTCTAAGAACTTTTTTTACTTCTCTAAACACATCTACCATATTGTCTATATATCCTTCAGGTGTAGCCTCTAATCCTAATTGACTCTCAGATCCATAATCCCTAAGACCCCAATATGGTGGTGATGTAACAACACATTGTACGCTCTCAGGCTCCAATTCACTGAGAACCTGTCGAACATCACCGTTTATTAGCTTGGGCCTTGTCATATGCCTCCTTATTAGGCGTTACTGACAACGCCTTTGGTTCTTTCTCCTCATAATATAACCAATCTGCTATATCATACAAATTTTCACTCTCAAATACTACCACTCCATTCCTTACTATGCGGATCACAACAGCATCTTCTCCGTAAATGGCGCTTCATTCGCACTTACGAACCTAACTTCCAAAGGATAAAACATAGCTTTCTTCTTCAAACTGTCCATACTCTCTGTCTGATATACCTCGTAAACAATACCTGTATCTGCATCAATAACATCCGCACGCAACCCTGACGGCTCAAAGATAGCCTCAGTGTAAAACTCATGACCCCACTTCTTCAACAACATGCAGATCTCAAACTTCCTACTTACATGCTCAACTGTCTCATTAGGACTCCAACGCAATACGTTCTTATGTCTATTTGACATGCGCAATAACCTGCTTACTTCATTTCTCTTTTTCTGTATACTCATATATCATCCTTGCTACTTTGTATGCGACTTGGGGGACGACTCCGTTTCCAAGTGCTCTAAGTCTGTCCACCCTATTGGGAACCCCATTAGCCACTCGACCCACGTTGGGTTCAACGTCCCACTGCCCGTCGATCTGACATCGGGGTGGTTGCCTAACATCTTTTGCATCTTGCCGTTTGGCGTTCCTGCCGCATCTTCGTTCGCTGTTGGTGTCGGCCACATATTTTGAGACACTCTTCCTGCTAGCCTTACTTGTTGCCCCTTTTCCTCGCACCTGTTTGCCGCCTCTGCCGTCAAGTGT